TCTAACGCAGTCAATGGGTCTAACGCAGTCAATGGGTCTAACGCAGTCAATGGGTCTAACGCAGTCAATGGGTCTAACGCAGTCAATGGGTCTAACGCAGTCAATGGGTCTAACGCAGTCAATAGGTCTGACGCAGTCAATAGGTCTGACGCAGTCAATTGGTCTAACGCAGTCAATAGGTCTAACGCAGTCAATTGGTCTAACGCAGTCAATGGGTCTGACGCAGTCAATTGGTCTAACGCAGTCAATGGGTCTGACGCAGTCATAAACTCTTATGGGGTATATAATTGTTTGTTTGTTGCTGATGAAAAAGGAGTGTGTTTCAAATTATTCAAGACAAAAGTAACTGAGGAAAGAATTGACGAGGTAATGACAAAATACAAAAACAAGCTCAATGGTTGGAAACCGACATTTAATAATGGATTTGAATTATATTTGCAAAATGGGAATGATTGGAAAAAAGTAGACGCTTCTAAAATGTGGTCAACACTTAATGAATGGGGTAAGCCAGCTAAAGCGTGGGAAGGTATGCCACAAGACGCTATTGATTATCTTATGAGTTTGCCTGAATGGGACGAAGCAATATTTACACGAATTACAGGACTTGTGCCAACGAAAAAAGATGATGAAATAGAGAAAGCAATAAAACTCTTACAAGAAAAAGGCAGAATTAAAGACGGCAAAATAATTGTTTAACTCAATAAAATAATATGGTAGGAGCACCAATAAATATTATATTAGATGAATTATGGAAAGATGCACAGGGAAGTTTTGATTTAGGTGATGTAAAAATTGAATACGATGTCCGCCCGAATATGACAAAAGAAGAATGGAAAAAGCAATGGACAGAACAAGTATTTGGAAAACAAGATGATTTTGTTCAGTGTCCTAATGGTAAAATTTTAATGCCTAATTTAGGAATAATCTAATCACCCCTAGTGGGGAATAATATATAACTAATTAACCTTATAATATGAAAGAAGAAAAAAACGAACGAGAAAAAATAATAGAGATTGCAGAAAAAGTAAAATTATTGTTTGGTTTTTGTGCCGACTTAATAAAAGATAAAGAGCAAATTAAAAAAACAATGGAGTTGGCATATTCACGAGTTGAAAATTCACTCGCTGTCGCACCAATTTTGGGATCTTTCGGGGAAGATTATAGGGATACAGAATTTGAAGCAAGATTACACGCCAAAAGAGCAGAAGCACTTTTTAATTTAATTGATTGTTTGGAAAAAACAGAAAATGAACGGTTAGAATATAAAGATAAACAAAATGCAAGAAGTGCAGGACTTGCACAATTACATAGAATGTTAGGAATTTAAAAATAACCCCTAAATACTATGACCCTAAAACAACAAGCACGAGAATTATTCAATGATTTTATTGGGAAATGGTGCAAAGAAAATTACGCCCATTTAATTGATAATGACGAGAATGACGGGGAACGATTTAGAGAAAAACTTGACTCCCTCCTCACCCAAGCAGTACAAGAGGAAGATGAGAGGATAGCGAAAGAATTACATAATTTCAGATTTTCAGTTCCAGTAGGAAAAGGTACATTTTCAACTCTTTACTGTCCTGATTGTAAAGAAGAAAATTTTGTATGTAAAAAATGTTTTATCTCCCTCCTTAACAAAGAATAACTAACCCCCACAAGGGAACTAACTATATGAAAAATAAAAAACCTACAACAGCAACAGAAATCAAAATTGAACATGACAGCGAAATAGCTATTGAACAAGCTCGTCAACAATTCATAGATAATCTAAGTAAACTAAAATAATTTATTCCGCTCGTAAGAGCTTAAGTATATAGAGTATGGAAGGACAAGAAACACGTGAACTCACCTATGGTGAGAAAGCAGTCGGTCTGACGTTTAATCCAGGGGGTAATGCTTTGGTGGATAAAGTCAAAGCATTATATGCTCAAATCATCGACCTTTGTAACGAAGGGAGATTGGACGCAGGGCAAGGTGAGAAAGGTAGACTATTTTCTGTCGCAATTACAGAAGCTCAAACAGCTCAGATGTGGGCGGTGAAAGCTATCACCTGGAAATAATATTTTCACTCAGTCTTATGGGCTGAGTAGGATACACGATATTTTCCTGCATCCTACCTAACCTATAAACTTATGACCTGTCAATGTGGACGAGAACTTTTTAAATCATATCCTTGTTTGGATTGTAAAATAGAACAGAAAACCTATTGGGTGATCTGGTCTAAAGAACTCTCAAGGGAGAAATTGAGAAGGATAAATAAATGGAGTACGAGTACGTTGGAGTGTTATATTGCGTATCATAAAGAATACATTGAAAGTCTAAGAAATAAGACACAGGCAAAAGTGGATAACTTTCTAAAAATTAGCTTTGTTGAGCCTAAAAATTACAAAATTGACGACCATCAGAACTGTAGTATAATAGTGGCAACAATTCATACAATAACGACACCTTGAGGGTATAAACTACCTCTCAATGGATAGCTTTGTCGTTATTGTCTATCTTTTGAGAGATGATTTCTGCCCTTAATCGGGCAGTTTTTAATTTCTCATATGAAATTTAAAAAAGGTGGTTCAAAGTGTTAGCATGCTGTTTTTAGCATGTTTTTGTTTATCTTTCCCCGCTTTGTTCTGTATGTAGTATGCATGATTGGCGACACAAGACATTCCCCCTATGGAGCGGAATAGGTGGAGAAAGACAAACAATATGAAATTCTACCCTATTATTGACAAGGTGTACCGCAAGAACTTTCATCTTATCGTGAATGAAGACCCCAAGAAGTTCTATGAGTGGATTTGCAAACATCATAAAAAAGCAAAAGAAGACAGTAAGTTGAAAGAAATGATTTTGGACTGCAAAGGTATCTGTATTTGGTGTTTCAATCCTTATTTCTACGTTTTTATCCCGAAGTTTAATTGGCGTATTGAAGACCAGGCTTGCCTTACTCATGAATTGAACCACTTTGTAGATTTTGTCTTTCAAGAAACTGGGATTCCAACGGATATAGATAATACTGAAGTTAGAGCCTACTATTTTGAGTACATATTCAGTGAATGCTGGACAGCACTAAAACCAAAAAGGAAATAATTCTGTATTGCTAAGGCTACTTGCCCATGCCCCAGAAGGGCATATCTAAAAGAAAGAAACTAAGCGACTTATCCCTTATCGGATGTCGGAAGGAGCAAGTCTCCTTAACAGTATGAAATACATCACGTTTCAAGTAAAAACCCCTGAAGGAATGGGTGAGAAGACCCTAGATGAAATGCGTCAAGAATGGGAGAACGTACCTTATTGGGTCAAATCCATGCTTAGAAATGGTTTTCAGTCCTATTGTGAACTTCGTAAATACTTTTTATGAACGAGAACATGGAAGAGGATCTGAATTGGAAATACTGGGTAGCTACTTTTATATGCTTTGGGGTAGCAGTTTATATTTGGATTTAAAAATTCTTTATGCGAACAACTCGAACAATATCAGGTAAAAAAGCTCGTGAAGCACTAAAAAATGGTGTAAATGCCATATATGAACCAGTTAGAGCTACGTTTGGACCTGAAGGAAGAAGTGCATTATTATATCGTACAATGAACAGAGGGAACCGAATGACGGATGATGGAGTAACAGTTGCTGAGTGTCAAGAACCAAAAGACCAATTTGTGAGAATGGTTGCTCAGACTTTTCGAGAGGGCTGCAAGCGAACGGTTGAAAAAGTTGGAGATGGAACTACGTGTACAGCAATTCTTGGAGGAAAACTTTTTAATGAAGTATCAGGTATTTTAGATAAAAATTTTAGTGCGATAGGAGTAGGAGGTAAGGTTGGAGTTGTCGCTTTGAAGAGGAAAATTTTAGAATCTGCTGAAAAAGTTAAAGAAAAGATTAAAGAAATGGCGAAAAAAGTTGAATCTTTAGTAGAATTAGAGAAAATAGCTACCATTTCAGTAAAGGATGAAAAGCTAGGTAAACTTGTTGCAGGGATGGCATGGGAAGTTGGAGTTGATGGATTTATTGATGTTGTTGAAGGGTATAAGGGAGAAATTGAGACCGAGGTGATTAAGGGTATGCGTTTTCCTGCTAAGACAGCTGCGAAAGGGTTTGTAAACAAGCCAGATAAGTTTGAAATGATTATCAAAGATAGCGATGTTATTGTTACAAATTACGCACTAGATAATTCAATACAATTGGCAAATATTCTGAACCCCTTGTTAAACAAGCATCCTAAGATAGCTATTTTGGCTCCAAGTTTTTCAAATGATGTTTTAAATCAACTTTACAAAGCAAGTTTTAATGTAGTATCTGGAAAAGATGGAGGGGTAGTTGTAACGAAAGGAAACTATGATTTGTTCCCTGTGCTTATTCCTTCACTTAGAACTGAACAACTAGAAGATGTTTCTATATATTTTGGAGCTAAATTTATCGATAAAAACAAAGGAGATAGTCTTTCATCCATTACAGAATTAGATTTAGGATTTGTTGAAAAAATGGTTGTGAAGGACACTGAAAATAAGGAAGATGCCATCGCAACTGGCGGTGGTGGAACTCATATAAAACAACTAAAACAAGTAAGTGAACAAAAGGATGCTGTGATAGCAGAGCAAAAATCACAGGTAGAAGAACGTATTGAGGTTTTAAAAAGTCAGTTAGAAGAAACACGTCAAGAACAATTCAAGAATTTACTTAGACGACGTATCGCCTCAATGGCTTCTGCTGTAGGAGTTATACGAGTCGGAGACAGTACCCAGGCTAATTCACTTTATACCAAATTGAAGATTGAAGACGCTGTATACGCATGTAAAGCAGCTTTAAGAGGTGGCTATGTGAAAGGTGGAGGACTCTGTTTGAAAGAAATATCCGAAGGACTATCAGAAGACAATATATTAAAATCAACTCTTTTAGCTCCTTATGAGCAAATTCAATCAAGTATTGATGGAGGAATAGATATTGGTGAAGATGTTATTGATCCTGCTGAAGCTATTTATTACGCCGTTGAACATTCATCTCAGATTGTAGCTAACCTTATTTGTGTAGATAGTATAACGGCTGAAGAAGAAGATCCTATTATGGGAGAGGGGGAATTTGAAATCGCTCGCATGATAAAAGAATTTGTTGTTAACGATAAAATATATAAAGGACAAATCAAAGCAGGAGAGGTAGAAGCCTACAGAGATTCATTAGGTGGCATGAACGAATACGAATACGAGTTAACTAATCGAGACTAAGTATTCTTCTAGTAAGAAGATGAAAGAAGGTATGCATAAAATGCCTAATGGTAAAATGATAAAGGATAGTAAAATGAAAATGGCTTAATTAAGCTAAAAATATGACAGAACAGAATACAACTGAAGGGCTTGAAAATTTGAATGACAATTCAAGTTGGGGTGGGAAAAGAGTTGGGGCTGGAAGACCTGCAGGAAGTAAAGATCCAGAGACTATTGAAAGAGAAAAGGTTATTGAGGCTATGAAGCAGCGTATCGCTAAGAGTGCTGAGCAACTACTTAACAGCCAGATGAATTTAGCACAAGGTGTTCAGATGCTCTATTGCATAACAACAAACGAAAAAGGTATAAGAAGTAAACCAGAACTTGTTACATGCCAAGCAACCATTGAAGAATATTTAGCTGGAGAATTAGAAGATAAGGATAAAGAGTATTACTTTATTACTACAGAAAGACCAGATAATAAAGCATTAGATAGTTTATTTGATAGGGCGTTTGGAAAAGCACAAAATAATGTTGATGTAACAAGTGGTGGAAAACCAATTCCTATATATGGTGGAGCAACAGTTTCAATTCAGCGACACGTTAGCGACGCAGAGGATATTCAACCTACGAAAGAGAATTAAGGCAGTCTGCGGTGGAACGAGCGCAAGTAAAACGATAAGTATTCTGGTTTGGCTTATAGATTACGCCCAGAGTTGTGAGAATAAGAAGATTGACATAATGTCGGAAAGTTATCCGCACTTGAAAGATGGGGCAATGAGAGACTTTAAACTTATATTGCTAGATAGAGGATATTGGAATGACAGTAGATGGAATGAAAGCAACCATGTATATACGTTTGAGACAGGTTCAATTATAAAGTTCATTTCAATTGATAAGTTGGGTAAAGCTCATGGTCCGAGAAGAGATGTACTTTTCATCAATGAAGCAAATAACATTGCGTATGAGATTTACGATCAGCTAGAAGTTAGAACGAAAGAGTATGTTTGGTTAGACTGGAATCCATCAACAGAGTTTTGGTACTACACAGAGATAAAAGATAGAGTTGACCATGATTTTATTACACTTACTTATCTTGATTGCTTAAATGTATTAGACCCTCGAATTATAGAAAGTATCGAGAGCAGACGTGGGAATAATCAGTGGTGGACAGTGTATGGAGAAGGCAAATTAGGAAATGTTGAAGGTAGAATTTATACGAATTGGCAAGAAATTGATGAGATACCGCATGAAGCACGACTATGGAGACGAGGATTAGACTTTGGGTATAGCGTTGACCCTACCGTATTAGAAGATATTTACGAATACAACGGAGGATACATTATTGATGAACAGTTGTATGAGAAAGGTTTGAGTAATAAAAGCATTGCGGATTTTATCAAGAATTTACCTGAGCAAGTGCTTGTGATTGCTGATAGTGCCGAGCCTAAAAGTATTCAAGAGATTAAAGATAACGGAGTAAAGATTATTGGTGCTCAGAAAGGTCAAGGGAGTGTTGAGCAGGGTATACAATTTGTACAGGATCAAAAGATTAGCATTACAAAGCGAAGCTTGAAGACAATTAAAGCATACAGAAATTACCTGTGGACACAAGATAAAAAGACAGGAAAGTTTATTAAAGTTCCTGACGATACGATTCATGAATGGAGTAATCCAATGGACGCTATACGATACGGATTTAATGGAACGATTAAAACTAATTCAGGAGTTCATATTCACAAGCCAAAATCAATTTATCACGGACAAAGTACCCATTCAAATTACGGATGGTCAGGAAGATTTAAATAACTATGATAGGTTACAAAACCAAACAAACGCCTATATCATCATACCAGCCTTCACAGGATGTTATTGATATTACTAAACAAGCACGAGATGACTACCAAATAGGTGTAGAGATTCTTCAAAAGCCTTGGGTTGAACTTAACGACCGAAGTGTTATTGAAGATACGAACAGAGGACAAAGAATGTTCAATGCCTACGTGGACACGTCTATTGAAGATCCTAATGAATCATGGAAATGGAGAGGAACAGATAGTTATGCCCGCAAGAAAGGAATAGCAATGCATGCTCAGCTCACAGCGAATTATCTTCTTCCGTTGTTTGTAGCACAAAACGAGAATGATGAAATTGATAGAGATTTCAGTGAAGTGATGCGATATATCATTGAATGGATGGCACAACCAACTAACTCCAATTATCAATCTTCGTTCTTACAGATGGCATTTAGCATGATGTACAATCCCGTTACATATCTTGGAGCTGAATATTGTGAGGTATACCAAAAAATAAAAGAATCAACAAAAGATGGTAAATATAGTGTAAAAGAAGTAATTGATAGTGTTCTTTCTGGGTTCAATGCTTCGATATGGGGACCTACTGAAGTGCTTATCACGAATGCGTATGAACGCAATATTCAAAAGCAACGTGTCATTATCCCACGTAGATATACAGAATACAAAGAATTAGAGGCTAAATATGGTGAACATGAGAACTGGGGCTATGTAAAGGAAGGAATGAAATCAATTTATAGTGATGAAGATGGGTTATTTTATGATATAAAAGACGAAGACCATCCTCACTTATGCGCTGAAGAGATTTGGAAATGTCGTCGGGAAGATTTGGAGATTCCTTTTGTCAGCGGAATTTATCTTGGTGATAGCGATGTCAATAAAAATCCAATTAAGCATAGAGATAACAAAGGAAATCCTAAATACAATCTAGTGCCTTTTGGGTACAACCGTATAGGTGATCATTTCTACTTCTACAAGTCAATGATGAATATATTAGGTTGGGACAATATGTCCATCGATGCAATGAGTGAAATAGTGTATAACCGTGCTATTCTTGAAAATGAAATGCCGGTAGCGATTAGTGGAATTGATAAAGTAGATTCTTCCGTTATATTCCCGAATGCGGTTGTTGCATTTGAAAACGCTGATGCCAAGGTAAGCCCCCTTCTTCCTCAAAGTAATATTATAGCTGGTTTTAATGCTTTGAGTGAACGTAAGAAGTCGGCTGATGAAAGCTCTGTTAACGAAACATTGTCAGGACAGCTCCCTGATGCCTCACAGAAGGCATACAATGTGGCGCAGGCACAGGCAAATGCCAAAAAGACTATTGGAGCTATCGGGAAGTCTTTAGCAGAATCAATGATTTATTTTGGAGATTTGATGAAAGATATCGCCCTTAACCATATAACGATACCTCAGGTCGAAGAATTAGCTGGAGGACGCATGAAAATGAAGTATAAGACATTTATGCTTGAAAATAAGAAGAGTGGCAATAAAATGGCAGACCAAGTTATTAAGTTTGATGAAAGTCTTATAGGGCTAGAAATGACAGAAGAAGAAAAAATGAATAGAGGATTAAAACTGTTGGAAGAAGTAGGGTATCCTAAACAGACTAAATCAATTCGTCTTGTGAATCCAGAGTTATTTGCAAAGTTTACTTATCTTACTAAGATTGATGTTGAAGAGATGTTTACTAGAAGTAATGAGTTCATGCAACCACTTCTTATGGCTTTAAAGGCTCAATTAGCTCAAGATCCATTTGTAGATCAGGAGTCTCTAACCCGCAAGCTATTATATTCATATTTCAATAGTGAAGGAGAAGAATTGATGAAAGAAAATGTGCAGGAAATACCAGGGCTTCCACAGCTTCCACAGCAAAATAATCAAGCAGCTAACCAGATTTTAAATAAGGCGACTTCTAGCGCCGTTAATCAACAAGTTATATGAGAATTGGACAATTTGAACTTGCAAATGACGAAAAAATAGAACGTGCTAAGCATGGGTCTATGACTCGTGGTGGTGTTTTAACAGGCGGAGTTGGTGATTTGCCTGAAGAACATACTAAAGAGGAAAAAGATACATACGAAGCAAAACTACTTGCTGAGTATGACCGATTAGGCGGTCTTGTACTCAAAGATGGTATAAAAGTCTGCATGGGAACATTTTATGATTTTGCAAAAAGGACTCCGCAGAAAGAATACAATATGAAGTTTGAGGAAAATATTGACGGATATCTCACTCAAGTAACTGAAGAAGAGGCTGTAGCTCTAAAAACAGCACGGGAAAAGGTAGAAGAATTAAAAGCTAAAAAAGTTAAGAAAAAGAAATAAGTATGTTTAATAGAATCATTAAATTACTAGGTGGATATACAAAAGACGAGGTTCTTACCGAAGCAGTTAAAGAGCTTTTTAACACCATAGGAGTTGATGATATTCTAAAAATAGAGCATGGAGTTTGGACTATAGGTGGGAAAGAAATAAATGATGTAACAAAAAGATTATTACAAGCTGAAGCTAAGGTTTTAGTAGAGAGTCGCTTATGGAAAGAGCTTAAAAAAGATATTCAATATCGAGCCAATCAAATAATGTTCGAGAAATCTAAAACAGAACAAGATTTGATAGCAGGGAAATTATGGCTTTATACACTGGATAGTATCGAAACAAGATTAAATCAAATTACCCTATAAGGGATGCTCACAAGAGCTAATTGACCACCACGTCACTAAACTAGATGACTTCTATGTCTGACGAAGAAAAAGCCGCACTGGAGGCTAAACAAGCAGAAGATGAGGCAAAAGCCAAATCTGACGCAACAGATGAACAATCAGATTCTGAAGCCAATGACGGCACAGAAGATGACTCTGCACAACTTAAAGCCGAACTTGAAAGAGAACGCACCGCACGAAAGAAAGCAGAAGAGGCAGCAGCCGAAAATGCTTTCAAATTGCGGGAGAAGAAACGCAAGCAAGAAGAAGAAAATGAAGAAGTTGAAGAGGACGAAAAACCTCTAACTGCTTCTTCACTTCAAGCTATCTTATCAAAAGAACGTGAGGCTACTCGCAAAGAGTTGCAGTCTGAACGGATTGCACAAATTGCTGGAGACCTTACTTCAAATGATGTAGAAAAAGAATTGCTTGTCGAACGATTTAAAAATCGCAGTTTTCCTTCTCATCTCTCTTTAGAGGAACAAATGGAAGAGTGTTACGCTGGCATGTTTTCAAAAAAACTTGTTGGCGAACGCAATGAAGCTCTTAGGGCATTAAAAGGTAAGGAAGGTGTGTCAAGAAACACAACTTCTCACCACGATGCTCCAACAACGCAACCAAAAGTGGCTGCTGATCTAGCTTCAGAAATGGCACGTGTTGGTTTTAAATGGAATACAACTAGTAGACGTTATGAAAAGAAACTTTCTAACGGACAACTATTAGTTAAAGACCAAAAAACAGGTGCAACTTCCCTTGTAAAGGCTTAAACAAGTCTTAGAAAAATAAGACTGTACCTATTAACATAGGTATGGTTTTTTGCTTTTACTCATGACTTTTGCCCGTAATCATATTTAGCGGGGATTGTTTAATATTATGAAAATATGAGAGCAGATTTATCAGTTCATGGTATTACATTTACCAGAAAAAGAAGAATTGCCGCTTCAGCAACACGTTTTGAGGCAGGAGAGCCAATTCATTCAACTGCAACCATGGATGGTTCAGGTGTGGCTTCGGCTAATGTATGGACTTTGGCAGCAGCCGATACTGTTGTTTTGGGGACACATACTCTTGGTGGTGTAGCATTAAAAGGTGCATTGCCTTATAAGACAGGAACTTTGGTAGCTCAGACAGCAGTTTGTGCTTGTCCAGTACCTCATGCAGGTCTTATTAGAGGAAAAGGTGAAACACTAGCATCAGTTGATACTGATTCAGAAATCCTCGGAATCATCAACGATACCACATTGATTGACTATAACTCAACAGGTGGAACTGATGGCGGGGAACTTTATACGATTAAAGTTGCCGCTTCAGCGGATACTTCAGGATTCGTTGTCATTGATGGTAATGCAGCAAAAGGAACTTTGGATATTGAATGTTATGCAACAGTATATCGCATCGACCAAGATGTAACTTAATAACCTTTATTATATGAGAAATGATCTGAGTGTACATGGAGTACAGTTTACTCGCAACAGGCGAGTGGCTGCTTCAGCAACACGATTCGAAGCGGGTGAACCTCTCTATTCTAAAGGAACATACACAACAGGTGTAGCTTCAGATAATACATTTGTATTAGCAGCTGAAGATTTTCCTATTTTAGGGACTCATTTGTTTGGTGGTGTTGCATTGAAGGGTGCGAATCCATTTGAATCAGGAACACTCGTTGCACAAAAGGTGCAATGTGCGTGTCCTGTAGCCCATTCTGGGTTAATCAGAGGAAAGGTAGAGACTGCAGCCAATATCGATACTGCGGCAGAATTACTAGGTTTTATAAACGACACAGTAACCTTCGATTACAATGCAACTGGTGCGACTGATGGCGGAGAATTATATACAATCAAAACCGCTTCAGATACTCCAGCAGACACGGGTGGGTTAGCCATTATAGATGGAGACATTTATAAAGGCACACTTGATGTAGAAGTTTACGCAACTGTTTATAGAATGGCACAAGATGTATCAGCTTAATCTAAAATTATATGAATTTAACAGGTGGACATTCTGGTGAACTTTCACCAGATGCAGTACGCACTGGCATTGATGCTGTACTTTACGAAGAATTTACTCGTGAAAGGCAGCCTGGAGATGTTCGTGCAGAGGATAGTTTCTATTTCAAACAAGGACCAACAGTAGGCGTTTCATTTATTCATGATGAAGATGTTGGTGTTGGCGACTTCGATGAAGTAGGAGAACAAGAAGAATTTTTGAATACCGATTCTTTCATTGGAAATCAGGTAACTCGAAATTCTCAGAAATATTACAAACAAGTACCAGTTTCAGATGAGGCTTTCAGAGCTGATATGGTTGGAAAACGTGAAAGAATTGGAACAGATATTGGTCGTCATGCTCGTCAGACACAAGACAAAAAAGCAATGACTAATACTTATGGAGATGCTTTTGCAGGTTCAGTTTTCACGACACCAGATGGACAACCTTTGGCTTCAAGTAGCCATGTTAGTCTTAAAGGAGCAACAGTAGATAATCTTGAGACAGGTTCTTTGACTCCTGATAATCTGTGGACTTTGGTCAACTCTTTGGCTAACCAAAAAGGTCAAGATGGTGATGCAGGATCTCATTTGTTTGAAGGGTTCTTATCAAACTTTTTGCTCTACAAGACCGCAAAAGAAATCATGAGTTCTTCGTTGCTTGCAAATAGTGCAGAGAACAATCTCAATGTATTTGATACAGATTATGGTCAGGTACGTATCGGAGCTTCAATTTTCTTGGGTTCTTCATACAACAATGTGACTAATGCTAATACATCTTATCACATTATGTCTCGTGATCATCAAGTTCTTAGAAAAGTTTTCTACGGACTTAATACTGACATGAAGACACCACATGAAACAAACAATGATAGCTATGCTTATGTAGCAAAGTTTCACGAAGTTTGTTTCCCTGGAACATGGACTGGATATGCAGGTTCGAATGGTTCTACTTAATTAAACTAACCTTATATAAGGATATGGACAAACAAAAAATAAAATCCTTAGCACTCTGGTTAGTTATTGGTCTATTAGGTCTCGTTTCCGTTGGCGGTGCTGTTTATGCCTTGAGTGGGAATTTTCCTGTAGGTATCGAAACTTGTTCAAATTGTGTGTTCAATGTTTCAGGTAGTCAAGAGACAGGAGAAACGCTTGGTGCAACAGCTAATCGTATCCCTCATGGTTATTGGGATACAGCAGATGGATATTACGTTGATGGATCGGAAGTTATCGATGGCTCAGGAATTTTTGTCGGAGCAGTCAACGGTACAACAGGGGCATTTAGTTCGACACTTAATGCAACTGGAAATGTATACGGATTGGCTAATCTATCTGTGGGTACATCAACAATGAGTTACGACCTATGGGTTACTAATGGTGCTAATACATCAACTTTAGCAGTTGGAAGTTCAGCAAGTACAAAAGTATCAAAATTCTGTTTGTGGAATGGTTCAGAATTTACTGTTCTTTCATACAGTGGTTCTACGACTACTTTGTCAGCGGCTACTTCAACAACTTGTATTTAAAGTTTTACTCTGTGGATTTATTTCCACAGAGATAAGTCTTTAATCTTAAATAGTTAGTATGGAGAAAAATTTTAGCACAAAGAAAATTCTATTGTGGGTTGCAGGAATTTTAGTAACCTTAGCGGGAGGCTATGGTGTTAATGAATTAGGAGCGGGACGACTAAATTACCAAGAACGTACTTGGTTAAATGAATTAGCAGCGACAACGACTGCTTCTAATATCGTTGTATCTAATGTGACAGATTTTTCGCATATAGGAGTTACGGTTGCTTCTACTGCTGCAAGCGGAACATTAAAATTTGCCTGTTCAATGCAAGACACAGCGCCAACATTTACTTCTACTCAATCAGCTACAAATCGTTGGGATTATGTAGATTTTACAGATTTCCAGAATAACACATCAGTTGATGGAGATACGGGAATCGTTTTAGCAGGCACAACTGATGTCAGACAGTTTTATATCACAGGAGATAACTTCAGATGGTGTACTGCTATGCTTACCCCTTGGACCGCAGGCACAACCACAGTAACCATGTTACCAGCTAATAACCAATAAATATGTTAGTCTCTGATTTTCGAGACCACATTTCAGCGATGCTTCATGGTGGCTCACTTAATAAAGTGAGAAATTTTGAAGGTGCAATGGAACGTGCAGCTAATACGTTATTGTCTAAGATTGACCCAATCGACACGATGCGTACAGTGGCTTTGTCTAATTCAATTCATGATGATGTTTATAATTACTCTTTGCCAAGTGATTATAAGAAGATTATTGATTTAATCCCTCAAAACAGACGTGAACTGTTGGATTCGGCTAACCGTAATTTAGCGGAAAGGTTTGATTTGCGGAAAGCTTTAGTTAATAAGACTGTTTCAATTGAAGGTTCTGAAGGTACAAAAATTATTCGTATCAATTGGCGTTCGAGAACACCTAAGACACTTAATGAACTCAATACTCTAACAGCGAATGGTACTTGGGCAATTGTAGGAACCGCTTCTGGTTTAGTAGCTGACAGTATTGATTATGTGTCTGGGTCTGGTTCGTTACGAGTGGATTTGGCGGTGACGGGCGATGGTATTCAAAACACCTCAATGACCTCTATTGACCTGATTGACGAAGATGAAGTGGGAGATTTTCATTTACGGTTTAAAATTCAAAATTCTGCTGATTTGGCGAAACTTACTTCAGTTACACTGGTTTGGGGAAATGATTTAACAACTGCTTTTTGGACTGGAGTTGCACAAACTACTCAAGCTGATGGAACAGCTTTTAAAGTTGGTTGGAACGAGATTAAAGTACCATGGCAGACAGCTACTGAAACAGGAACGGTTGCTCCTGCAACGATTGATTCTTTGAAAGTTACTTTTGCGATTACTGCAGCTATCAATAATATCCAAATTGATAATATTACCTGCTCAATTGGTCGCAACTTCGATATGAAGTATTATTCGAAATTCTTAATAAAAAATACGGCAGGGACATGGATTACTAAAACGACTTCTGATGATGACACTATTGTTTTGGATAATGATGCGATTCAATTATACGAATTAGAGACGTTAATTATCTGTGCTCATCAAATAGAAGGTGCGGATTCAGGGTTTGATATTACTTGGGCTGAAAATAAACTAGGAGATCCTGTAGAAGGGATTGGTTTATACGGGAAATATGTTAAAGAATATCCATCAATGGCTAAAAAGGCATTGAGTTATTACGGATCATCAATTACTAAACGTCATTGGTAATATGAAGTTTAATCTTGCAGAAGAAACATTGGGGTATAGTACGAGTAAGGATGAATCTAACTCTGATTTTCGTTTACTTGTTGGTGGCTCTAAAAATGTTCTTATCGACTATCAGAAAAAAGTTAAGAGTCGTTCTGGTTATACTCGTTTAGGTGCAGCTAACACTGCTTTAGCAGGTAATCGTAATGCTTGGACTTGGGCTACTTCTACTGGACATAAAAGACCAATGCGTTTTAATGATGATGAGTTAGAGGTTTATTTAGAAGATATTGATGGCTATACAATAGACGCTTGGACAAGAGTAGCTAATGGTTGGTCCACAACTGAATTGTTACGTTCAATTATTCAAAAAGGTGGTAATGGGGGATGGTATGATTCCACTGAGAAGATTGATCTATGTTTAATGGTAATTGCTGATGCAAATATTTATGAATGGACTGGGGGAGTAGCAGTAGTTGATTCAGTAACTGCTAACACTATAACTAAAAAAGGAACATCGACCTTCGCTGCTAATCGTTTCTATACATCACGAGATAAGGTCCTAATAAATGTAAGAACAGGGACTGAATTTACATATACTGCTGGAGAAGGTACAACTACTTTAACAGGTGTTACAGGCGATCCAACTGCCGATGCTATGGTAGATGGAGATATACTTATTCAAAAGATTAAAACTCGTACTAATTTACCAGCAGCATCTCGGACAAATCATTTTATTTATAATTTTGAAAATCAAATAATTATTGGTTCTGAAGATGATAACTTAATCCTAGCTTGTCAAAATACTGATTTAACTGACTGGATACCGTCTACTCCTCGTGTAGCAGGTGAAGGGTTTACTCTCACACTGGATAATCCTTGCAGAGGAATTACCTCTCTTGGTTCGACCCTTTTATTAGGTGCTGGAAAATCAGTTATTTTTAAAGTGGTATTTGAACAAATTGCAGTAGGGACAACTTTAGCAGAGAGCGCCAAGATCAAGCGTTTAGATGTCGGAGTTAACCAAGGATTTTTGAATCAAGAGTCAATCGTGCCTGTGGGGAATACAATATTTTATCTTACAAACGAAGTAGCTCTACGAATGATAGAAAACCCTGATAATCTTGTCGGTATTAACCCAAAAACACTTTCTAACCCTATTAAACCAGATTTTGATGCCGAGGACTGGGACAAAGCGTTCGGTATGTGGTACAAGAACACGCTTTATTACTCGACACCTGATGCTTCACATTTGTACATGCTTAACTTTGTAGAAGATGCTGATGGAAAACTATTTCGTTTTTGGAATCCTCCACAAGTATTACCAGTTGGTGCAATGACTCTCATTGAAATAGACGGAGTTGAACAATTATATGGACATTCTAATGGAGTTCCTGAAACATATCTTTTGTTTGATGGTTCGTCTGATGGAGTTTATGACGGAATGGATGTGGCAGATAAATTGCCTATAGAATGTCGAGCTATTTTTGCATATAACAATTACAAGCAAAAAGGTGTTTTAAAGCGGTTTGATGAATATTATGTAGAAGGAGAAATAACTCCAGCGACAAAGGAATTGGAATTGAGACTTCGTTATGACTTTGATGGAGTAACGCAATCATTGACTAAAATAATTGATGGTTCAAACGAAGATGTACTGGAAGGAAAAATTGGATTTAATTCATTGGCTCAACAATCTTTGGCAGTTAATCCTCTTGGGGGGTTACTGAATCCACCAACTGACGCACGAAAGTTTAGATGTGTATTTGAAATTGCTCCTGAGGATTTCTTTGAACTACAAACTGAATTTTATACGAACGATATTGATAAATACTGGGCAATTTTGACTCATGGTTCTAACGCAAAATTAAGTAGAATAAAACCTATAAATATTAAACTATGAAGAAATACATTGTCAGCCTTCTATTAACTTTGCTCCTGGTTTCTCCTATACATGCTTACACTGTTATAAAAGGAGATACACCCTATGGGTTGTGGGGGGCTAATTGGCAAACTGAATTAGCCAAATATGGCATTTCTGATCCACGGAAATTACCCGTAGGACTTGTTGTTAATGAAGAAAATGAAGAACTGGGTGGCACATTGCCAGTTGCAGGACAAACCTATACTTTGGCTGGTTCGGGTATAACAGCTTCAGCTTCTTCAATCACGTTAACTTCTCTTACAATCCCGCAGACAGGATACGAATTACAAGATAGTGATTTTTCATCTACTTTTTATGTAACGGTCGAGCCAGGGAATACTAAACGACAGGAAATAGCTTCGTGTACCACAGTAACTCAGAATGCAAATAATACAGCAACCCTGTCAGGATGTTCTCGTGGTCTGCTTCCGTTTAGTCCTTATACTACTTCTTCTTCTTATCAATTTGCTCATGCTGGTGGAACTTCTCTAATTTTTTCTGATGCTCCACAACTATTTAATGAATATCCAGCAAAAGGAAATACTGAAACAATTACTGGTCAGTGGAATTTTAATACATATCTTCCTTATGTCCCTACTTCAACGCCAACTGATGATAGACAGGTTGTTTCTCTATACCAATTCCAACAAGCTACTACCACAGGAGGCATAAACGCTTCTGAGACAGCTAAAGGGGTTGGGGAACTAGCTATAGGTGCTGAAACAGCAGCAGGAACTTCTTTAGGAGCGACAGGAGCGAGACTAATTATCCCAAATTCCCTTGTTTCTTCTACGTCTCCAGGAACGTATGGCTTACCATCACTCGGTTCTACAGGGAAGATTGATTCGTCTTTCGGAGGATCAGCAAATTCTGTTGCAACGCTCGATAGTAGTTCTCTTGTGGTACAAAATCCTGTGAATGCCACTTCAACTCCTACTGCGAATAAAATACCTATCTCAAATGCCAGTGGGACACTTCCTAATACCTGGTTAAATGCTAGTACCACTGCTACGGCTGCAAATATGCCTATTGCAGGGGTTTCAAGTACTATCTCGGTTGGTTTTATACCGACTATAGCCTCATCTACAGCAGCAGTTTCGTATACAACCTCAACCGCAGGAGTGTGGAACAGTACATTTGATTGTGGGTTTGCTCCTACAATGTTACAGCTTAACTTTGATATAGATGGTTCAAGCAACGGTTCAGCGTATACGTCTATAGGACAAGCGTATTATAGCGGGACATCAATTAGACATGTGCAGTATTTTGTGGCTAATCAACTTACCAGTGCGACTGGTTTTGGCTCTTTAGGCGGATTTGGTGCTTCGGGTCCAACCGTAGGTGGCGCAACAGGGAATTATTCAGTATCTACGTTGAGTATTGCTTCAGTAACAGGAAGTACGGTAGTTGTTGCTAACACGAATACGAGAAATAGTGATGGCACTGGCTATGTGTTTTCCTTTGGTCTTGTGTGTTATAGATAGTTCTTCATCCTCCTCATTCCTGGGGAGGAAAATAGAATTAACTAATATATATGCTGAAAGTTTATAACAAGACAACTAACGATACTACCGAAGTTCCTGAAGGATATCTTGAAAATGACCCAATGGGGAAAATAGCTTCAGCACAGGGGTGGTCTTATGATAATCCTAAAGAATCAATTAAAACTGAAGTCGGAATGATTGATTCTAGTTCTGCTATTAACCAAGTAAATAAACAGAACGATTATCTTAATCAGACGTATCCTACTTTACCGCCCACACAAACACCTCAACAGCCTGCACAACAACCTACAGCTCAAGGAAAGGCATATTACACTAATCAAGCAGGACAGGAATTTGAGTACAGCCAAGATGAACTCAATGATCCTACGATTCAACAACAGATTAAAGATTTAGGGTTGGCTTTGGCTAAAAAAGACGCAGGAGTAAATATTTCAAGTACTGATAAGATGTCTGGTTTAAAATCAGAATACGATGCTTCGGTAAAGGAAATTGAAGACCTAAAAAATGATATACAAAGTTGGAACGTAGACCAAGACCCTGAATTTCAATCTCAAACTAATCAAATTAAAGCTGATTTTGACAAACTTCGCAGAGAAATGGAGAAGACTAATTCTCAAAGGCAAAGAGCGTATGAGACGTTAGGGTACAGGACAGGGGCAACTCAGTACGCTGGTGGCATACAAATGGGAATAGAGGGAGAAGAGCTTCGTCAAGGTTCTGAAAGATTGAACGAAATTACTCGTCAAGAAAGTGCGACTATTTCTGCTGCTCGAACTGCATTTAAAACAGGCAAATGGGAAGAATTTAATAATCAAGTTAATCTATTGAAAGATACACGAGAGCAGAAAGCGACTGAATTGACGAATTATAATAAAGCGATAGCTGATTATACGAAAAAATTGAGTGAACAATCTTCCAAAGAACTTGATAATTTGTATAAACAGATGCAAATTCAAAAAATGCAACAGGAAGTCGTACAAACTAATGCTGATACCTACGCTTCAAGTCTTCTTACTATTGACCCTACGACTGGTGAAGTAACCATTCCTGATGATCAGACTCTTATGAACTTTTCTGAACAGAGTGGCATTCCTTTGGCTAATCTTCAAAGTTCTGCACGCACGAAAGCCTATGAACTTTCTAAACTTAGTGGTGAAGATAGACAACGAGAACTTAATTTAATTAAAACTCAACAGGATTTAATCCCTCAGTTGTTCCAGGAGTATCAATATGCCCAAGAAAATTTAGGTTTTGCTGGTACTTGGCAAGATTTTGTGAAATCTAAACAACAAGCAGATGCTTCTGTTCCTTCAAGTTACAGAGAATGGCAACTTGCGGGTGGAGAAAGTGGAACTGGAAAGACGTACGCTGAATATTTAGGAAGTTCTAATGGTTTAGACAGTAAAATCTTAACTCGTGTAGGTACAATTGCAAACTCTTTTGATAACGAACCTATCGTAAAAAATTATAATACAGTACAAGAAGGTTTTCAAACTATTAGTAATATTGGTGTTAATACTAATAGTCCTGCTGATGATATTGCTTTTATCTATGCTTTTGCAAAAATAATGGACCCAAATTCTGTAGTTAGAGAGGGAGAATATAACACTATTCAAAAGTATGCTCAAACATGGGCAGATAATTTTGGTTTTAAAGCTAAAAGAATTTTTAGTAATACAAATTTTTTGACTCCAGACGCAAAACAGAAGATGCTTAACGCACTCCAGCCAAAAGTAGATACAATTTCTCAGCAGTATGACAATGTTTACAACGAATATGGTAGAAGAATCGACAAACAAACAGGGCAAACTGACGGAGCAGATTATTTAACACAATATAAAATTGAATCTAAAAAAACTGTACAAGATGCTGTGGATGATTATTACACTAAAAATCCTGATAAACAAAAGTATATCGACCAAATGACTCAAAGCGGAAAAACTGATGAAGAAATGGCTCAAATTCTAGGAATAAGTTTTAGCCAAGTTGGTGGCGACACGAATACAGCCACAGTAAAGAAAGTTTCATCTATAAAAGATGGAACTACAGGAGGTCAATGTGGACATTTCGTAAATAAACTTACAGGATTGGGAGTGCAGGACAGTTATAAGTCAAAGTTGGCTTTAGTTGACAAAAGTATCAAACAACCACAGCCAGGCATGGTATTTGTTATGCCGACGAACGGAGATACATCTGAATATGGGCATGTGGGGATTATTCTATCAGTAAATAATGGAGTCGCAACTGTAAAAGACTCAAATTGGAATGGAGACGAGAAGGTAACTACTCATAAAATACCTGTTTCTAAAATGACAGGATTTACATACGCTTAATATGCTTACACAACAACAAATTTTAGAAGAACGTAAAAAATTAGGTATTCCTGAACAGGGTTTTGAAAATTCAGTAGCAGAACCTCAAAAACAAACATCGTCTCAAGAGCAAACTTCACAAGACAGAATTTTGCGTAGACAAAAACTTGTCGCACAACAAAGAATCATTGACGAAGCTAACAAACCAAAAGATGAAAGTTTACTTGGGAAAGTTGGGAGTTTTGCAAAAAATTTAGGATTTAACATCGCAGGTTCAATAAATCCAGCATTTAAAGTTGCTACTCAAACTTCGCAAGGAAAACAAGCAGCAGAAAAGGTTATTGGTGAGACAACTAAAATGGGTGCTGAAGGTCTCAAACCTTTTGCACAACCATTTGTTACTTTAGCAGGTGAGGTAACTGGAAAAGAACAGATACTTGGTATGAGTACTAATCCTACGCCTGGTGAGTTAGCTACAGAATCATTTGACGCCGCCATGACTGCTACTGGTTTAAAAGGAGCTAAAGTTGCACAACGAGCTTTAGGAGCTACAGGGGAGGCGCTAATAGAGCGTGCGCCAACTTTCAGACCAAATATACAAGAAGCAGAAAAAATTATTTCTTATCGATCAAAAAATCCTCTATTACAAAGAGTGGAAGCTGCACTAACTGGAAAAGATTTATCTAAACCAGTAACAATGGGGGATACCGCTTCAAGACATGGATTGGCAGGATTTAATGATCAACAGATAGGAACTCAAGCAAAAAGAATTGCGGCTAATGTATGGAAAAATAATATTGATCCTGCTCTTACTTCTATTAAAGAAAAACTTCCTAAAAAGGAAGTCTTTAACGATGCTAAAAATATTATTGAGGGTATTGCAGAACCTGGGAAAAGAAATGGTCTTTTAGAGGCATTAGACGCTGTAAATGAAGATTATAAACATATAAGTGGTTGGACATATCGTACTGCACAAGATATAAAATCAATTCTTGCTTCTGGTGTACCTGAGAAAGTTTGGAGAGGGAAAACTATCGCAGGTGAATATAATAATGTAAGAAAGATATTGGCTGACGTAATCCGTACAAAGATTTATGAAAAAGTACCGACAGAAATTAAAACATCGTATCTTGATTATGGTAATTTAATCAATATTGCAGATAGAGGAGCAAAAGCACTAACTGAAGCATCAAGTAGAGGAGGATTTGGAAGTTTTCTTAGTTCGTTAATTGATAAAGCAATAACACCAACTCAAACTTATGGTGGGAAAATATTAAAAACTATTGGTGGAAAATAATCAACCATCAATAAGATTCATTGCAATTCCGATAAAAACAATAACTACGAATACAATGAGAATAGTCCAAAACATAAAATTACAAATTAAATTTCTTACTAAACCTAATCTTTAGCTAATAAAATAAAACCACCAATAATTAACACAAAAAGAATTAAAGGTGGCCATAAAATACACAAACCAATAATTCCTATTCCTAGTATTAAACAACCGAATACTTGCATACAATAGTCCAAAACATATAATTTATTATTATATCCTTAGTAAACAGCAGACCTTATCATATTTCAAGAATCTAATCAAGGTGAACAGGTGGATAACTTTCAAAAAATAGCTTAAAATAGCCAAATATGGACGTTAAGGAAGTCATTGAACAATCTAAGAAAAACAGACTTCTGAAAGAAAACCCTACTGCCAAACAAGTAGCTGAAATTGTCGTATCTCAACTTTTTGAAGAAACAATACAGACACTTACGAGCAAAGTTGAACAGGTTATTTTGGGTCTTCAAAATAAAGATTTTACTGGTGAAAAAGGGGACAGAGGTGAAAAGGGCAACAGAGGAGATAGTGTTGTTGGTCCACAAGGAGAAAAGGGAGAATCTGGGTACACGCCTATAAAAGGAAAGGATTATTTTGACGGTAAAGATGGCAAGGATGCTGACGAAACTAAGATCGTGAATGAAGTCATTGAGAAAATCCCTAAACCAAAAGATGGCAAAGATGGAAGCCCTGATACTCCCATACAAATTGCTGATAAATTAAATACCCTAGAAGAAAAGGTTGAAATTAAAGTAATTAAAGGGCTTAAAAAGTGGATGCAAGCAATCAATCAGTCTGCAAAAAGTGCGGTACAGAAAGGTGGAGGTATGGGTAATGTACAGCATGAAAGCACTGCAATAAATTCTTCAACTACTTATGTTGATACGAATTTTAACATTGCAGGTTCAGGATACGCTTTGTGGGCTTATTATCAAGGACAAATGATTGCACGAGGAGTCGGGTACAGTGTTAGCGGGAAAAGGATAACTCTGCTTTTTCCACCTGGAGATAGTACATTTTTAGATGTTATTTATATTCGCACATAGTATGAGACGTTTTCTAGCGACAATTATTGTATCACTAATAGCAATTTTTACTATCGTGCATTTTGCATATGCCGAATTACGAGTATTTACTATTCCACAAGGCGGTACAGGAACTTCTACATTGCCCTCTCTTGGAGAAATTTTAATGGGCGATGGTACAGGGAAGTACGATTTAGTCGATTCTTCTACAATTACACCAACTACTTCAACAATCCAATCCATGTTTTCTGCAACGTCTCCTCTTACTTATTCAAGTGGAGTTTTTGGTATACCCCAAGCTTCTTCAACACAAAGTGGATTTCTTTCTAATACTGACTGGGGACTATTTAATAATAAACTCAATCTTGATCAGACTTTCCCCCAATCAACCACAGGCACATTCAATTTTGAGAAAATCAAACTCACGAACACCACACTCTTAGGAACACCAGAAGCAGGCGTGATTGAACGAGGTGTTGACGATTTGTATTTCACTCTTTTTACCAGTGCGGCGAGAAAAGGGATATTACTGAATGATGGGACGAACCTAACACCAGGACAACTTTGTTATGCCACAACTAATGGACGAGTAACAGGCTCAAATAATGCAACATATAACGGTACAGACATCACCCTTGTCCCAGATTCAGCCCAGTTTAAATACACTCGTGCGTATGATTCAGGATGGACGAAGAAACTGGACATGAACCTTTTGCCGTCTCATCCATCACAAGGCTACACCGCATTTCCTACAGGTGGAACAGAAGGTACGTTTGCAAACGTGTCAGGTGGGATATTGACTCTTACTGTAGCCAACCCCACCGCGATGATGTACTACCAGTCTAATACTTGGAGTGCGAGTAGTACAACAGGATACACGATTGAAGCCAAAATGCAGGTACTTAGTTCTTCTGCTTCTGACAGACGGCTTAATATCTACTTCGGTGATGGTACCGCAGACGGGTATCTCGCTTTTTCAAACTCTCAAATTCAACTTTCATCAGGACAAACATACGTCGCAAGTACAGCCGATGCCTACCACACCTATCGTATTACGGTTCTCGGCTCGGTCGTGGATGTCTACGTTGACGGCAAACTAAAAATCACAGGCTCTACTGCTGCGGGCGGAACAAACGTCGTTCAGTTCGGAGACCAGTTAAATTCAGGAGCCTCGGTGTCTCGCTGGGATTATTTTTACTACGATACCACACAAGTCTGGACCCTGCCTGCGACAACATATCAGAGTTCTCCACTGTATTACCATCCTACGACAGGGGTTTTACGAAGATTTGATTCAGTCAATTCAGTATGGAAAAATGTTGTTGATACAACAAGTACGATTGATAGCTTCTTGACGACCTCAACGGCTGCGGCGACATATCTTGATTTAGTAACCGCTTCATCGACGTATCTTCGCATTACCGCCCCTTCTACGACGTTATGGGACACCGCATACTCTTGGGGGAACCACGCTACCGCTGGATATTTTTCAACTTCAACCCAGGTATTTCATAACTTTGTTTCAGGACTTCAAGGAGGAGACGGAACGAATTACTATCACTCAAATCAGCAAATAAACACTACTTCTTCACCTACATTCAAAGACGTTACAATTTCAGATTTGAATAATTCCGTGGCTGGTATATTTAACGAGATTGGTGAACCTACAGGTTTTCCAAATACCACTGACTCGGTGATTTCTTATGTTACGTCAACCTATACTTTTACGATCGCCCCGTCGGGGAGTTCGTATGCGTATTATGTAGATGGAAAAAAGTTTACTACTACCACACCAGTTTCAATTACTGTTCCTACCACAACAGGACAGCTTAATTTCATATACTTTGATTCAACAGGAGCAATTACACAAACAACAGATACTTATACTTTTATTCAAAATGCACAAATAGCCTCGGTGTATATTAGTGCTTCTGGGGGGGTTATTGGATACGAACGACATCCAGTAACGATGGATTGGGCGGGGCATTATTATAATCATAAAAATTTTGGTGTCCGTTATCCACTAACAGGTGGAGGCCTAACAGGTACTTTCAACTCAGACAATACATTTTCAGTTTCTGCTGGAGAAATACATGATGAAGACAATATTGACGATATACCAGCGACAACCACAGGACGAATATTTTACCGTACAGGAGGAAGTTCAGTCTTTGATTTTACTGACAAATCAACTGCCTGGTATTACTTATCTGGTGGAAATATTTATTATGATAATGCGGGGACAATTACCCCTGCAACATCTAATAAATATGTTGCGTATTGGGTATTTGCCACAAACGACAGAAGCAGCCCCATCTATATTTTAATGGGACAAAGAGAAGACACAACTCTTGCTGATGCACAGGAGAACAACCTATATGGCAACCTATCTTTAGGGCAATTACCTCTTCCTGAAATGAAACTTTTGTATCGGGTGATAGTTCGAAATAACTCTCCGACATTCACAGTTGCAGCAACAGACGATTATAGACTTTCAGCTCTAAATGGCGTGAATGCTGTATCAACTCAACACAATCTTTTGTCAGGTTTAGATTATGCAACCGCAGGGCATACAGGTTTTGCAGGAACAGGAGTAGAAAATACATTCACGGTAACAAATACATTTTCTGGGGCTCTTATCGGGAATCTTACAGGAACGAGCAGTGCGACTTTTTCTGATGCCACATGGACACTCCATAATTCTTATCCCGCAGCGTGTTCTGCTGGACAATTCGCTACTGCTATTGGGGATACACTGACTTGTTCTACTGAATCTGACCCAGTATTTTTAGCTGCATCTACCTCCTTGGCATATCAACCAATCGGTTCGTATCTGACTAGCGAATCTGACCCTATCTGGGCTTCTGCTTCAAGTTCGTTCGTTCGTTGGGATGCTTCATCTACAACTTTATGGAGTATGGCGTATGGTTGGGGTAATCACGCTCTTGCAGGATATATAAGTACAACAACAGGAAACTGGGCGGGGACTTGGCAGAATTATAATGCAACAGATTTTCTCTCTTCATCGACAGCATACGTTGCTAGTGAAGTAGACCCTATTTTCAATGCCGCGTCATCCTCACTCCTTACCGCAACAACAGCTTCTTCAACGTATCTCAAAATAGTAGATGCTGCTTCAACCTATTTAACACAAGCAAACGCTGCTCTAACTTATTTCACTCAATCCGCTTGGAACGCTGTATCTTCAACGATTGTATATGTTACCACAGCATTTGGTGGGGATGTTTCAGGAACATACGATGATCTTCAAGTAGCAGATGACTCACACGCTCACACCTCAAGTACAATTTCAGGATTGGTAGTAGCAGATTTTGCTTCGCCTAACATTTCACAGTGGACGAATGACGTAGGGTTTACGACAACAACAGGCGAACCTCTCTGGTCTGCCGCCTCAACTTCGGTAGCGTATCTCGCTAATACACAGAGTTTCACAGGAGTGAATACGTTTACTTCAACGACAAAGATTTACGAGGACATAAACACTGACCCCGTGTTTGGTGATGCAACGAGTATGTATTTAGGGTCAAATGTAATCCCTCATAGCGCAACCTCAACAGGTGGGTTTAGAAACGGACGATTTAATGTATTTTATGGGTTGAGTTCAGGTTATTCTATTACGAAAGGGCATGACAACTCAGGATTTGGAGATAATGTACTTTCTTCATTAACAGAAGGACAAGCAAATTTTGCGATGGGTTCTTATTCTCAAACATTTCTTACGACAGGAAGTAGTAACTCTTCTTTAGGATACCAGACGTTGACATATAATGTTACAGGAAATAATAATACTGCTCTTGGTTATAAGGCAGGTTTAGGAAGCCCTGGTATTAGTTCTTCTTCAAGTCTTTATCTAGGATACGAAGCTGGAATGAATACTACTTCTTCTAATCGACTCTACATTGCTAATTCTTCAACCACAGACCCGCTCATATACGGAGAGTTTGATAACAACATTCTCCGATTTAATGGAACGATTACAACGGGAACATGGCAAGGCACTCCTATTGCGTCAGCGTATCTTCAAGAAGCAGACTCTGTATGGACTGCGGCTTCGTCGTCTTACTTACGCTTAGACAATGCTGTTACCTCAACGTGGAATCAAGCATATAGTTGGGGCGATCATGCTTTGGCTGGATACGTTACTTCAACCGTGGGGGACTCAACAACTACAGAGGTTCTCTTTAATAACAACGGAGTTGCAGACGGTATTAGTGGTCTTACTTGGGATGGTACAGATAACTTTTTCAATTTCACCGATACATTTAATTTTGTTGATGGAGCAACTTCAACCGAGTTCTATCAGGTAGGTGATTACATGCATATAGGGGGCACATTGCTTGACCTTAGTTTTGACTCTATTCAAATTGGTCGAGAGAAAACTACTCAATCATATGGGTCTACAGTATTAAATGATGGTGGAGTAGAAAACTGGAATGCAACAGGAGTGTATACACCAGATAGTTGGGATTTTCAATACCCAGGTGAGGGAGAACCTGATTTGTCTAAGACTTCAAGTAGTACAGATAAATATGCAGGGTCAAAAGCTGTTTCTTTAGAGGCATATGTGGATATAGGAGGGGGTACATACGCCTCAAACGTGTTAAATAATACCGTATCGTTTTCAAATGGTGAAACAGTACAGCTTCGGACATACGCAAAACGAGAGTCAGGAACACCTGATATTATGGTTTTTTATGCGTATACAGATGCTCTTAGTAATGATTATTATTATCACTTTACAGGTGCACAAGCAGGAACGTGGGTACTTTCAACAATGGGTCCACCTGATGAAGCGTCTGAGACTCTTTCAATTACGAGTTCATATACACAAGTATCTTCAACACAAGCAACTGCACCAGGTTCAGGAGTGGTGGATGGAGCCATCCAATTTGTTGCAATAGGAGCAAATGGAGAAAAAGTTTTACTAGACTCAACTGAAATTTTATATGCAGGAGTTGATGAAGCTCTTAATGGAGGATATGAAAATTGGACTCAAACTACTTCTACAGATTTAATCTCATGGACAGAAGGATTATGGGGGACAGATGACGCAAAAGCAGGTGTTGAACAAGAAGCGACTATTGTACAAAGCGGAACCTATTCAGCAAAACTGTATCGTCAGACGAGCGATCAACCATATATTGAACAGTTGAAAACCTTAACCGCAGGACATACCTATAGATTTAGATACTACGGACGAAAAAGCGACACATCTTCTGCAAACGCACGCTCACGAGTTTCCCTATTTGATGATACAAAAGCCTCTTCCACACAGATATATAATTTCACCACCAACGCCTGGGTTTCTTATACGCCTACCTCGACAGAACCGACGAGTGATTATTACGCTCAAAACACTCCCTCCACCACATTCGCTCAGTACACGATTGAGGAATTTCCTATCCCCGCAAGTGGTAAAGTAGCTATTGTAACTTGGATTGGCGGGAACAACACGGATATTCTGTACTTCGATAACGCTAACTTAGATAGAAATATCCCTGCGAATACCGTATCATTATTTGATTTTTTCAATACAAGTGATGTTTCAAATATAGAGGCAACTGATAAGATATTCAATTTCTACACAACAGGCGGAACGGATTTTAACTGGTTTTGGATGAACGGGTCTGGAGCATTCCAAACTGATTTAGATTACTTTGATTTTAGTAGTAAACGAGTCAAGGTCGCCACGCCGACAGAAGATGCTGACGCAACGACGAAGCTCTATGTAGATACTAAAGCAACAACTACTATAAATTATATAAACTCTATTGCTGACCACTTACTTGCGACAACTTCAAGCATAGATTTCACCGCTGCTATTCCATATAAAATCTTTACTGGTACTGCGTCAACGACGATTATCACAAAAGTAGTAGTCATCCCGACGACGATTACGAACTTTACTATTGCGGGAAGTTTCACAGTAGGAGCAAATGCGTCAAATTATAACGACATTATAGATACTATACAAATTCCTGACGCTACGAATAAATTTATCAACGCAACTCCGCCAACTAATGGGATTGTTCGTGTCGTAGATAACGGTGAAGATGTGTACGCAAGTCTCGGTGTAGGGGCAACGGCAGATGTTTATCGGGTAAATATTTATGTATTTGGTTATACCTTTTAATATGAAAAAACTATATATCTTGGGAGGAATTGTGGTTATCGCTCTTGCGGTATTTATCGGGTACTTGTGGTCGTATCGGTCTGCTAAGTTACAAGAGACCTATGAACAAGGAGTTGGTATGGGTATTAACCAAGTGAGGCAATTTGTCATCACTGAATTGAATACAAAAGGGTATCTCGAAATTACGGATGTGAACGGACAAAGCGTCAAACTTTTACCAGAAAATAAAATAATCACTCCAGGCTCCGACCCAGGAGGAAATAAAGAAATTAATCCTTTACCAACACCATAATATGTTCATACAAGAAAACGGAGAAATATTTAAACTTGAAGAAGCTCCAAAAATAAAAATGGATATAGAAAAAATGCGAGTGGATTATAAGAACGCAAAAAATACGATAACAGAGGGTATTTTAATGGAAGCACGAGGAAAATCAGACCAGGAAGAAAATCAAGCAATTGTAGTGCGTTTAGAACAAGAAATCACCGCAATCAATGCAGAACTCGGATTAGAATTAACACTGGAATAATATGGAGGAATTTTTGATAAAGGTAATTTCAGCAGGAGGCAGTCTCGGAGCAGTCGTCGTTCTTATCTATTACATGATTCGTAAAGATAAACTCCAACAAGAAAGAGATGTGATGTTCAACACAACGCTTAATAATCATTTTGACCATAACACCAAAGCATACGAAAAAATGAGTGAGACGCACAAAGAGTTGATGCAAACATTAGAGAGATTATCAGGAAGAATTGAAGGTTGTCCGCATAATAAGTTAAATAATTAGTTCTTTACATTGAGACTCCCCACTCAATCGTGATGCTTGTCCGATTGACACCCACTCATGGATGGGTGGGGCGTCTCAACAACAGTGCTAACTGGATGGAGGTGTGCTATCAAAACGCAATGCGGTTGCGGACTCAGGATGGGTGACTACGGCGGAGTCGAGGGTATCACCATCGAGGAGTGCGACTGGTGCGGAAGCCACCAGGGAAACTACTCCAAAAGCCCCCACTGGCCCAAGAAGCGTGACGAGGAGGACGCGCGACGGGTCAAGGAAGGCATGGCGTACCAGCACGAGCTGAAGGACGTGAAGCCCCTCAAGAAGGACAGGAGGAGGGCTGCATGATTATCATCCTTCAATGTCGTCTCTGCGGCAAGTACATCAAAGTCTGGTTCGACTGGAACAACTGGAAGCGAGAGCGCAAGCTCTTTCACGTCATCGACAAGCTCTACTGCGACCACTGCGCTCACTACTGGGCGCACACGGAGGTCTAGCATGAAGCTCGACGAGAAGTACATCCAGCCGACGCTCGTGTGCCCCAAGTGTCGCATCAAGCGTCTCCACGTCATCGACCGCCACAGCGTCAACGTCATCTGCGGCAACGTCTACGCCGACTACGTCTGCTTCACCTGCGGGTTCGAGCACTACGTGCTCATGGGAGCCACCGTCAACGTCCTCGCCCAGTTTCACGCCCAATAGGGGACACTCCGTCCCCCAATCCCCAAAAATATGTCTATACGACAATGGTTCATCAATGTGGGAAGGCTCATTATTCATTTCATTAAGGTTGGTTTTTTCGCAACTATCGCGTTCGCTATTTTTCTTTTAATTTGGTACTTAATTTCACTATATGTTTAAAAAACTAATTGAGAAATATCTTCAATGGAAACATAGAGGGGGTTATCTCAAAGAATTGCAAGATGACCGAGACTTTGTGCAGTCAAGTATTTTTAGTGCCTTGAAAGGAAGCTATACACCAAAGTTCCAGGAAGTAGACAACCTTGCGGGTATTCAGATGAGAAACCAAAAAAACTTGAATACCTGTGTCTGCGAAGGTGGTGCAGAACAAAAAGAAAAAGACGAGGGTACTGTTTTATGGGCGAGGTGGATGGCAGCGTATTTAAGAAGTAAAGGACAAATGACCGATCGAGGCACATCACTTTCTTATTTTCAAAAGGCACTTGTCGATGTTGGTATCCCTGATAAAACTTACGATGAGAGTGAGTATAATCTTTCCTGGGAACAGTTTTCGAATCCAAATATTTTAACGACTGAAAATCTACAAAATGCAAGTAAACACAAAAGTGCTAGTTACTATAAAACCTATGACCTCAATAAGATTTTAGAAGAACTAGACAATGGAAAGATAGGGCATACAGGGGGTAACTGGTATTCAGGCTACAATAAACCAGATCAACATGGAATTATTACTCCATATAACGGTTATTTAGTTGGCGGACATTGCACAGCTATTGGTGGACATATTTTGAATTATCATGGATTTAAAGTAGCAAAAGTAAGAAATCATTATAGCGAACGCTATGGCGTGGATGGATGTTTCTATGTAAAGTTTGAGGATATTGCAAAAGTCTTTGACGCAGGGGTGTACTTCAACACCGATATGCCGAAAGATGTACTTTCATTTCTATCTGCGTTTCAAGGTAAATTAGTGAAAGAATTGAATGGTCCAAAGATTTATCTTATTCAAGATAGTAAAAAATGGCATTTTGTAGATGAACAAATCCTCAATATGAAAGGTTTTATTTTGAGTGAGGCTATAGAAGACAAAGAAAATATATTACCCTCTATCGAATATGGTTCAGAGATTGATATTAGTTGGGTAAGCCCACAAGAAAAGGAATTAGCAAAAGACAGAGTAAGGGCACTTGTTGATAAAAATCTTTTAGAAGGCTACAAAAAATATTTTCCAGAACTATTTAACTCTTAATTTAATACTATGTATCCAAGATTTCTCGGTTCAAGTCAAAATCAAGAGCAACTAGCTTTGAGAGTAAAATCTCTTTTGTACATGCTTATCCCAATTATAGTGCTTGTCGTAAAACTTCAAGGAGCAGAAGTTACCGAAGGGAATTTACAATCTTATGCCGACGCAGTTTATAACGTGATTATCTATGGAGGTTTTCTTGTGACTGGGGCGTTGCATGTGTGGGGATGGATTCGTTCTTTTATTAAAAGATAACTATTACCCCCGTAGTGCCAGCGAACACATGATAGCTAGTACCTGGCTGAATACGATGTAATGGTACTCACGAAAGTGGGTGTATTCCTTACCTCTCTGCATGGAGAGAGGTAAGATAATATAATAAAAATAGCTCAACAGAGCTAAAATATTATCCACAGGACTATAATAGAATAGGGGAGAGGGGACTTATCCCCATCACAAAGATTGAGTTAAGTGGTATACTTGACAAATCAGTACCAAAATGGTACATTTTTCTCTCGCAATACACCGTGAGGTGAGTAAAAAGCGTTATGAATTAACAGGTCCTAAGCCTGTTTTTTCTTTGGATAACGGATCATATCAACATACGTCGTCTTAGGGTATTTCTTTTCTACCCAGGATTTTACAAATCTTCCAGTAACAGAACTTCTTGGCTTGAATTGAGTCATGCACATGCACCTCCTTCCGTCAGTTTAATTTCACGGTGTATTGTAAAAGAACAAAAAAAAAGCTTCTCAGGACAACTAGTCGGGAAGGGGGATTGCTCCCACTGCCCCTAGATTTCTCTAAGGAAATTACCGAAGTAACTTCCCGAAGAGTTTTCCTAAAAAGCTTTTGTTAATATTCTAATTTGTAAACAAAACCCTTGTTAGTTGTCCGCTCTTTCGAGCACCTATATCTTATCACAGTCAATCCACCTGTTCAAGCCACTTATCCACACTTACCACTTCCCGTACGTCGTATCAATTTCACTCTTCTTATACTTCGGCAATCGTTTTTCTTTCATCGCCAAAAATAACCCGAGTAAAAATAATCCACCGACTATTATTGACACAATTCTCATAAAAGAGTAGGGTAGTGTGTTGCCTTATTGGCAACCCCTAAAGGGAGGGGCTTTCCTGGGGTTGAGACCAGTACTCACCCCTCATAATTCACTATATCATATAATGACTGTGTACGCTATGCGGTGTGTACAGTCGGTTGAGGTTATATGTTTCTAACACTTATCTCTCCGTTAGGAGGGAAAACATTGAGGTCTTTGTGGTGCTCTATGGAGAAAAAACCAAACATGTGTGTAGAGCCTGACAAAGAACCGACAATAGTACTCAATGAACTCGCATGGAAAATCGGATATGCCTACAAGGACTTAAAAAAAGGCGATCCAATCTACATCAAGCGAGACCAATTTGATAAGTTAAAAAAGCTCTCATAACGAGGGCTTTTTAGTATGTGGATAACTGGGGATAAATAGACTTGACACTGTTAAATAGTTACTGTATAATTACCTTATCATTACCAATTACATTAAAACGATATATGCCGAAGAAGAAATGGATGAGTGTGAAAGAATACCAGGCTAAATACGGTATCTCAAGTACTCAAATAGTTTACAACAGAATTTACATGAAAAGGATCAAAAACGCACGCAAAAGAAAAGTAATAACATTTAAATGGGAAATATACGATTGAGTTATCCACTTGTCCCGTCCATTACAATATACTATACTGAACGTATTAACTAGCTTATCAAGGCTAGTAAAAAAAGAACTGTCGAGTGTCGTATAAGATATATTGTGCGACACTCTATCTTAAGGTAAACATTGCTTTAAATCCAACCCCCTCTCCCTTTTGATAACGTATGACATTTCTTTTTTTCTATTTCCAAAAAGCTCTTCC